TTGGATAACTCTGTCAACGCAAGGTTGACGAATGGGCTCGTGCCAGGCATCTTGACTTCTGGAAGCACTGTCAAAAGCGATGCAGTGTTACCGGTGATAGATGTTGGCAAGCCTGTAAATTGCTTCAGGCCAAGGGCGTTTAGGCCACGGGCAATAGCATTACCAGCTTCTCCAATACCGCCAGGGTAAACAATGTACTTCTGGCCATTGGCATCAGTGTGTACAAAGCCTGGGTTGTTTAGACCCTGCTGGATAATCTGGAAGTCACGGAAAGCTTGTGGGTTAGACATAATCAAGCGGCCAGTACGACGCATAGCCTGTTCTTGGGCAAAGAAGAACGGAAGCAAGTTACGGTGTAGCACAGCAAACTGGCTACGGATAGCGGGACTGTGAATAGCGGGAATCATCTCACGTGTAGCCTGCGTCGCAGTCATGCGAATGGCTTCGTCTTCGCTCAGCAAGCCCATATCAATCAAAGGCTGGTTAGCAATTAAGCGACGAGTGAAGAAGTCAGCAAATAGAGGCTGACGAGAAACGTAGTCCATGATTGGAGTAACAAATTTGCGATAACCCATTTGCTCAGCACGGCGAAGCGCGTCACCAATAGTAGGCATAGTTTGACGGCCAAGTACTTGGATAGGCAAAGCTTCTTGTGGAAGCTTGCGTAGCTCTTGCTCGGTTACTCGCTGGCCTTTGGCAATCTTGTCTACCAAATCAACGTTAACTTTGCGGCCAGTGCCGTATACCAAACCTTGTAGGTAATCTACTTGGTTCTTAGCAAATGACTCTGGAACGGCTTTAGTGTAGCCATCCATAGACTTGCGGTAATCCTGATACATATTAGGATTCTTGATACGGGCTGCTTGAGCATCTACCAAGCTGGCAAATTGCTCATCTGGAGATAGCGCCTTGAATTCTGGTGACTTCATGCGGTTCATGTAATCACGGGCAATGTCGCGTTGAGCCAAATCAGCTGCTGCCATGTTGACATTCTTGGCATATGTGGAATGGAAGCTATTGTCTAGCTGAGACAAGCCAGCAAGCTCTTGTCCAGGTACGGTGCCATGTCCGTGCTTTTTGACGAAAAGGTTAATGTTGTCTTTTGCAACTAAGTCCTCAGAAGCTGCGTGAGCTGCGCTTACGCCAGCCTGTGGCATTCTGTTGCCGTAGATAGCTGAATACCGGTCCATGGCGTTGATTTTGTCTTTGACGAAATATGGCACAAGGTTGGACTCGCGGAACTTATTAGCAAGTAATCCCAGTGGCATGATATTGAAACGAGCATTGCGGGCAGCATTAGCTGCATTGTTCCATGATTGCTTGCTAGTTAAGGAATCATCAAGATTTTTAAACGTACCATGAATGGTGCGGTTGCGTTCATCAAGCTCTTTAGTGACTTCATTAGAAGTTACTTTTCCAGGAACCGGACCTACTTCTTTTTCGTATTTTTTAACCCAGTCAATTTGTTCCTGAATCTTAAAATCTTTTGCATCTTCCGCTGACATTTCTTTCATCATTGCGGTCAATTCTTTTGATGTTCTTTCAGGGCGCGGGCCTTGCCAACCAACGGCTTTTTCTCTTGCTGCCGCTGACTGAGCTTGCTCAATGGCATTTTTATCAGTCTCGGTAAGGGTCTGAGCAATCTTATCCATATGGTACAAACGGTACTTGTCTGACATGTTGGCTACGCTTGCAGCCAAAACGTTTGTTAAATAGCTAGGCAAACCCTTGCGCATGATTTGATGCAAGGCTTCACCAGAAGATACGCGCAGACCAAAGGCTGGAGATAACAGTGCCAATGGAGCAAAAATAGCGTTTGTGTAGTGTGTAAAGAAATCGTCTACTGGGTTGTAGAGAGCGCCGTAAGCCTTGGCGCTGCGCATGACTTGGCGAATGTCTTTAAGGTCAAGCATGGAACCTTTGAACCGCTGGCCTTCAACAATAGCCAAATCTTTAGGCGTATCGCTATACTCGGGCTTCATTTCGGTTGAGCCAATAAGGCGTCCGTCGTTGACAGCATAAACACCCTTGTCAAAGGCGCTTCCACGAGAAGCGCTCTCAAGTTGGCCAAATACTGAGGCAGCTTGAGCCTTGGCTACGCCAAAGTTTTTAAGTACTTCCTGCTGAAGGACGTGCATCTGGTCAATGCGCGCACCGTCATCAGTAGCTGTAATCATCTTAGTCGCATGCTCAAGAGCTACGCGGTATGGCATGGAGTAGTAAGTGAAATCCATTGCTGTTTTAGATGCATTTGGGTCAGCTGGGTCAAATTCCTTGGAAGACAAAGCGTTAGCTTTTGTATCAAAAGACAAAGCACGCTCTCCGGTAAATGTGCGAACCTTGCCGGCAAGGGCGTTCATCATTGCTCCGCTGCCAGGCTTAGAAAATAGCGCAGGCTTATTGAGCTTGAAAAGTTGTTCTTGAGTTTCTACGCCGGTATTTGGGTCAACCTTGGTGACAGTCTTAGGATTCATTGCCTGGTTGCCTGTTTCATCAAGCACGGGAGAACCATCCGGGTTGACAGCAGGTTCCATAACAGCACTCTTGCGAGGCAAGAGAAGGTTAACCTGGTCATTGTAGTTGCTTGCATTCTTGCTCATGCGAATGCGGTCAATGCCATACTTCTGGCTAAGCATCTTGCCGTATGTCAAGGATGGTAGGCGTAATTCGCCGGTAGCAGTATTAGCGCTATCTGCCAATTCTTTAGAGTACAAAGATTGCTTGAGAATCTGAACTGCTTCATCGCGGGTGGTTGCAGTTGAAAGAGCTTTGCTCATGGCTGCTGACCAACCTGCAGGAATGCCGTAATTGGTATGAATGTAACCAGCTGCAATAGTCGGGTCATTCTTTGCTTTGTCAACAATGTCATCAATCATTCGGACTTTACCAGCCATAAGCGGGTTAGCAAGAACCTGGTCTAGCTGGTCAGCCGTAATAATCCGTGATGAGTTAGAGAGAAGAAAGTTAGAAACAGCGCCACCAGAAGAGGCGAATGGAAGCGTTGCGTGAGCAATAGGCTTTCCTGTCACATCATCAAGCTTAGTTACAGGCTCGCCGACTGCATTAAGAACAAGGTTGCCAGCTTCGTCAGTTTGCTTAACAACGGCAAGGTTGTCTCCACGCTTGATAGCTCCTGCCATCTTGCTACCAGCGGCAACGGGGTCGCCCTCAAAGTCAAATGAAGCATCTGCAATACCTGAGACAACTTGGCCAAAGCCAGTGTTTGTGTTGCGTAGTGTGCCAAGCCCAGGAATAGCACCTAGTCCATGTGCTAAATCGCGTCCAAATGACACCAAATAATTTGGGTCATTGGACTTGTTAAATGAATCCTGAAAGTTAGGCACGACGCGGCCAAGAATGTTACGGCTTAAAGCGCCACCAATATCAGCACCAAGAGCAATACCCGCTGGTCCGCCAAGTGCGCCAATAGCGCCACCGGCAAGAACGCCAGCTGTACCAAGCAACATGCCGCCAACGCCATGGTCAACATAAAGGCTATGGACAAACTTGTAGTCTTTTTGAATTTCCTGCAAAGGCTTGCCAGCCCATGACATTGCAGTACCAAGAGCCTTGCCAACTACAGGAATATCAGATACACCCTTAGCGATGTCGCTAGGAATGTTCTTGATAAAGCCTAAAAAGCCGCCACCTGAAGAAGGTGCGGTTGGTGTGGCTGGAGCTACCTGAGTGTCACTCATTGATTAAGCCCCTTTTCCGCAGCGATTTCCGCTGCGTTCTTGATAAGGGCTGCAGAAACGTCTTTTGCATCTTTGAAAATATTAGAGAACCATACGCTTGAATTGTATGTGGCAATATGGTCATCGATTGCCTTGGCATAATTAACCATATGCGAGGTTGCAGCAAGTGTATTCATAGTATCTGGGTTGCCAGACAATACGCCAGCAGCTGCAAGCTGTGGGTTGTGCTTAACAAAAACTTGATTGCCCTGAACCATTGCGTTGGCAATGTCAACATTCGTTGTAGGGGCTGGTGTTGGTACAGGAAGTGGCTCTGCCATGGTTACTTCCCTAATGCACTAGCGAGTTGTTGCAGCTCCGGGGAAGCGTCTGGATGAGACGCGAGTGCTTGAATAAGATTCTTTGCTGATTGCCCAGCTTGAGCTGCCTGTCCAGGCATGATTCCTAGTGCTTCTGGACCTGCTCCTGCACCCATAGGTGAGCCAGTAGTCACTGGTTCTGAAGGACGCTGTGTTGGAGCGTTGAGAGGTGTGAGTTGCTGCATAGCGCCTTGCGCTGCGGCAGGGCTTCCGCCTTGCTGAGCTGCGGCTGCTACTTGCGATGGTGTAGCTACAGGAGTCTTAGGCGCTTGCGACATAGGCGCAGATGCCTGCATATCCATGAGCTGAGATGCGTCACCATAATTAGGCATACCTGAGATATACCGTTGTGCTTGCTTTGATGCTGGTCCGCCATCGGTGCGTTGGCTCATAGCCCCTGGGCCTGAAATCAGTGCTGGCTTTTGTGCCTGTGGCATGATTTATTCTCCCTCTTGTAAAGTTTCGATGGTGCGGGCGGCATACTCGTGGAACGATTCTTTGTCATCCACGAAACTTGCTTGATGCTCTAGCATGTGGGTGAGTGTGTCGAACCCAGCTGCTATATCAACTAAAATTGCTGCAGTAGTATCTGCAAGCAGGGCAAAGAAATCCCACTTGGTTACCCGTGTAGGAATCCTGCCCTGCTCATTAGACATTTATTACTTCATTGGCTTTCCGGCAGTGGTACCTGTACCACGTGTGCCTGAAGGCTGCTTGGTAAGAGTCAATGAAGACTTGCCGGTGCCTGCTGGTCCGGACTTCTTCTGGATAGCTGTCTTCTGTGTAACAGCCTGTGACGAACCGTGTCCGCCTTGGTTCTTTGGTGAAGGAACCTTTGTAGTCAATGATGACTTCATTGTTGCCATGTTTTTCTCCTATAGGGATGAGTTGTCTCGTCAGTAACGTTAGGCTGGCGAGCGTCTGGAAACTGACGCAGCTAACTGCGGCGCTCCAGAAGATGAAATTCCTGCAAGCAGGTTCTGTAGTGCAGACCCACCTTGCGGTGCGCCTTGTGGTGCAGCTCCTTGCGGAGCAGTAGGCTCCCCAGCAGGAGCCTGACCTGGGGCCTGTGCCTCACCAGCGGCTGCAACTGCCGGGGAAACTTGTTGGGCAAATGCCTCAGCAACAACATCTTCGATATTGTCACCCTTCTGGCGGCCCTTAATTGCTAGCGCAATTGCGTTAATAATCTTTGATGGGTCCTGTCCTTGAGCAGCCAAGGATGGGATTGCTTGTGCCATAGATGCAACAGCGGCAAGGAGAGAGTCACGAAGATTCTCAATCTCTACTGCTTCTTCTTCCATGGAGACGTTCATCTCCCATGGCATCTGACGACGCAAGAAGTCACGTGAGATAAGTTTATCACCACGAGCTTGCAAGCCGAAGATTAAAGCGCGGTTAGGGTCAAGGCCAGCCATCATGCCGTAGGTGACATCGCACCAGTAATCGCCTTGAATATCCTTCTTAGGTGTGTAGGTAATCTCGTAAGGTGCGCCAGCGTTTACGCCGCGTACTTCCTTCTCGACATCACCAAAGAGCGTCTCATCCATGAGGAAGCAGATACGCATAACATGGCGGAATGACTCAGCGAATACAGCCTGTGCTGTCTTAACTTGAGTATCGAATCCACCCATAAGCGCTTCAACGCCACGGCCTGTAACGATAGAACCTGACTGCTGACCAAGGCGGCCTTGTGGGTAGCGTGAGCCAACCCGAAGCTCTTGGTCAAGAAGTTCTGACTCTTGGAAGATTCCGTTAGGAATGTCGAGGCCGACACGACGAATCTTCTCTGGGTTAGCAGAGCGGATGGTTGCGTCTGGGCCAATCTCAAGGACGTTAACATCGGAAGGCAAAGCGAATGGAGCCTGTACAGACTTCTGTGCTGCTTCCAGCTGCAAGGTAGCAAAGCGTGAGCGGGCTACCTGTACCCACATGATGTCGTCAAATTGTCCGCGTTGATGCTCGTCTGAGTCAATACCAGGACGAACAGCGATGACGACAGGAATCTCGTCAATGAAATTCTTTACGCGGTCAAGGAGAAGATTGCTACGCTCTGGGATGAAGAGGATGGTTTCATTCTTATCCACATAGCGGAATACCTCAAGGAGGCGCTCAGAGTTACGAGCCTCGTAAGGTCCACGGATAACAGATTCATGCTCTGGGAAATCGTTGCATAGCTCGCGTACAGTCTTCTGGTAGCGACGGGTATAGGACGTCAGCTTGCCGAAGCGGTCCCACTCTGGGTATGCACCAATTGGGTTGTCCAAGCGAATCATTGGACGATTATTTTCAAAGTCAGGCTCGATGATGAAAGGCAGCATACCGTAGGTCAAGTAGCGGTCAGCGCCTGTGTACATCTGGGTCTGCAAGTTACAGGAGTCACGATAGCCAGCGGCAATCATGGTGCGCTTGTCAGCGCGCTTCTTAGCGCGGTCTGAGATAGCGTCAGTTGAGTCACAGTTAAAAGCTGGCAATGGAGCAATAACTTCGGCTACGTCGCGGGCAGCGATGTCGATGAAGTTAGCCACCATAGGCTTGGGATAGTCAGATGAGAATAGGTCAGGGAATACCTGTTGGATATTTCCTTGACGAATGGAAAGCAGGTCTGCCCAGCGGGCATCACGAAGATGGTAGTGGTCGCGCAGCTTGCGGACCTTAATACCTAACTCATCTATATCCAGTGCCATACCAGGTTCCTCCGTTTGATGCCATTTGCTCTTGCAGCTTGGCGTACTCTTCTAAGTCCACAACTCGGCGTCTAGCGAGCTGTCCTTTTGTTGCGAATGGGTTCTTCACAAAAGAACCACCGTATGCGCCGGACTGATTGAGATAGTCGCGCATCTGCGTCTCTGCAAACCAGAGAGCCATTGGTCCGTCTTGCTTAGCCTTGGTGCCGGCAGACCAGGTAATCAATTGCTCGATAAGAGCCTTGATATGTTCGTTATCGGCACGGGGCAATTCCAATAAGTTAGAACCTCTAATGTGTTTGCCTTGGTTGTCCAACGTGCCGAAAAGCTGTGCCATGGATGCGACGCCATACTCGGCGTCCATCTTGTTCGCACCGGTGTAGTGCTGCACGAGGCGGATGCCTCGCGTGGCAAGAAACTTGTTAATCTGTTCGTCTTGGGTGAGGAAGAGCTGAAAGGCGTTCTTCTCAATAACCCAGACCTTAGGCTTGTATTTCTCCGTCCAGCTGAAAATCAAGTCACGAATCTGCTGAGGCGTAGGGGCTGGCATGCGTGAGGCTTCCAGCAAGTAACGCTTCTGGGTAGTTCTATCTCCAGCTAGCACGACGGAGAATGTATCTCCTGACATGGCTGGGTCCATGGAGCAGACAATGTACTGGTCGTTAAGCTGAGCGGGCTGGCCCGGTGCGCCTGGAATAAGCGGACCTACGGGACGCATTCCACTGACAGAGCCGCGTACATTCTCGGGCGTGAAGATAGCGGTAGACTCAACATCTTGCTGCTGGTACACCATAGCCCAAGTCTTTGGGTCAAGGACACCACGACGCTTCTTGAGGTTGTTACCATCCCAGCGCGGATACAATCCATCTGCATCTGGTTCTGTCTCATCGCCTGACCATGGGCGGTCTGACTTAGGCCAGAGCGTTACCCAATCTTTGGCTTCGTCTGCAAACTCTAGGACAGCTGGCATAGCTAGGTACGTCCAGGGCGATTCCCCTTCAGGGTATCGGTCTGGGTTGCGCATCTCTCGGTACAAGTCAACTGGGTCAACGCGTGTACCTACAACCAGAATCTTGCCGGTAGGTCCCACACGAGTCAGGACTTCCTGCTGAATCCAACGAATCTGCTTCTCGTACTCATTAGCATTTGAGAGAGTCACACAGTCGTCCAGAATGATGAGGTCGGCACGGGCACCGTAAATCTGCCCGCCGATACCCAAGGCCTGAAGGGTTGGGTCTTTTTCACCTGAGTCGCGTTCAATGTAAATTGCGTCTTGGGTCCACTTCTCAGCTGTGGCTTTGAAGCCTTCCACTGGAGCGTACCGCCTCTGCAACTCTGCCCACTGGGGCGCAGTCAGTCTTTGCTTGACGGCGTAAAGGAATTCCTTGGCCATCTGTTGGGTCTTAGAGACAAGTTTAATTCTTACATTTGGGTCTGTGACAATTCTGTAGGTCACATAATCAATACTGACCGTCATTGATTTGGCATGCTCTGGAGGCATGTTACAGAGGACGTAGTTCTTGAAGCCCTTTTCGTAAATCATGTTTGGGTGAAGCCAGGCTGGCTGGCCTTCTTCCAGAAGGGAGACTATGTTGCGCTGGTGCGGGAAGGTCTGGCTGGAGAGGTACTTGGTCCGGAAGTCCTCAAAGCTGATATTGGCATCTTCCTCAGCCACCTTGCCGGCACGACGCTTGATAACTCGGGCGAGGTCAATCGCCTCTTTGAATTGAGGGTCGCTAGCGCGGTAATACTCATATGACTTGACAGACTTGCCGACTGCGCGGCAAGCGTCTTCCACAGTCACGCCTTCTTCAATCAGCGCGAGAAGGCGCTTCTTGGCGTCCGGGGCGGACAAGGTAGCACCTGGGGCTAGCTTGTACGCACTGCGGTCAGTCACCTCGCTGAGTTTCTTTGCCATTGGGTAAAAATCCTTTTGTGGGCGCAACCTATGGTTGCAGCTGGGTGTATTTTAGGGGCGCCCCCTAGGCGCCAAAAAAAGCTTTTTTGCTTAATGGGAGCCTGCTGTGCTTACGGCTCCCTAACCCGTTAAGAGCCAGCCTTAGAGGGCTGGCTACTACAACCCACCGTTCGTCTCAGCGGCATCTTCGCTGTGAGGCTCAGCTGCCTAGAGCCGAACGGGTAGACGTGTTTTATTTTATCCCCTATATATATTAAGGCGGGATAAAACACGCTTATCCCGCTTTTGTAGGGGTGATTTATGTCACACGCTCTATAGTCAGTATTTTATACTGGTTTTAGCGTAAAAATATTTTCTGATGGGTAGGGGTAAATCTCATTATTTGAGACAAATAGGGGTGCGCCGCCGGCCTATATTTAGAAAAAATATTGTGGTGGATAGTAATAGTAATAGTCGCCCATAGTTAAAAACCCTCGGGTTGAGCGCCGGCGAAATGACGTCGGATTCGTTTCCGAATCCCATAGGGGCATTACCGACCGCGAGTTCCGGCGCGCTTCCGACTCGTTGCGGGGTGGTCGGTGCTTGTTATTGGTATGTTACCGTGTGGTAACAACGCAGTCGGGCGTGTTGCGACAGGGTGGTGGGGGGACTGTCTATCAGCCTCGACAGCCTCGACGGTAGCCCCCAATCCGAACAAATGTTCGAGGCACCCGAACCCTCGACCAATGGTTGAGCCTTGGCACTCTGACCTATGAACTGCCAATTGTCGATAAATCTACATCCTGCATATGTCCGAATTGCCCGAATATTTTGTTATCAAATCGTTATCAAAAAAAGTCCCAAATGGGCTTGCGCTAGCGGGAAAAGTGTGGTTTTATACGGCTACAACTTAATAAAGCTAGAGGCAAATAGCCTCAGCTATAGAAAGGACTACATCATGGACGTACAAGTAACCTTTAACATCAAAGGCGTGGATAAGGACGTGGCTCGCTTTATGCTCGCCAACGCTATCGCCAGCGACTTACGTGCTCGCGGATTTGGTATCAGCGACCAAGACGTCGAGGTGTCAGCATGACCGAGACGGAAATCTTAGGAATCTGCTCTGAATACATGAGAAAGGATGCCGTCACCGACGGCGAGACTCTCGACCTAATAAATCTGATTCAGCAATTACCAGGCGAGGACTACACCGACCGCGCCGTGCTGGTACATATCTCGGACATCATCACGCACTACAATTGGTTAAGCCGATGAAGTCACCAACCTATCTCCTGACCCGCTTTATCGTCCGCTCTGCCTTCTGGACTCTCCTACTCTGGGGAATCTGGCAAGTCGTAACACATCTCTGGTGGACTGGTACACGATTCGAGTGGACTACCAACCCATTCGGAAACTAAGGCGAAACGCCCGAAAGGGCGTCGAGGCGTGACGCGTCTCCTGATGAGCCTCTCATCCGACAATCGAAAGGACAGCAAAAATGTGTAAAGAATACAACGGCTGGAGCAACCGCGAGACATGGGCAACCATGCTCTGGATTAACAACGAGCAGGGACTAACCGAGCAAGTGCGCTTCTTGGCAGAAGACGCTTCACACCCTGATGAGGCTGATTCTCCTATCTCAGCCAAGACGGCGTTAGCCAACGCCTTGGAGGAGATGTTTGACGAACTGTTCGATTTCGACAACCTCTTTGCTAATCGTGCCTTGTACGCCGTGCGCGATGATATTGGTTCGATGTACCGCGTAGACTGGTACGAAATCGCCGAGGCTGTTCTATCAGAAATCGAGGTGTCAGCATGAGCCTCTTGACCTGTTTTGAGTGCGGATTCTCCGACACCGATTCTGGATATTTTACCGAAGACCAAGGGGAACAGTATTGCTCCATTCACAAGGACGCGATTCTTTGCGGTGCCTGCGGGTTGTATGACCGAAGCACGCATAACTGCGAATTGGAGGATGAGGAAAGGCCTGTGCAGAGTTTTGAAGAATTGACCTATGTCTGCCACACCTGCGACGCCTTGGTCGTTGCCACAGCCCCGAAGATTCCGGTATGGATTGAGGCTAACTATCGGTGTGCCTGTGGGGCTAATCTCTTTTTGATTGAGCGCAAGGAAGTGACAGCATGAGCCAATTTACTCAGGACGAACTATTAGTGCTAAGGCTGGCGATTGGAAATTATAAAGAAAATACCTATGCACTCGGCGCCGACCCTTACGAAATCCTCTACAAGCTCAGCAAGCTGAAGGCAAAAAAGGAGGTGAAGGCATGAATACTTGTAGGGATTGCCTCGAAGATTATCCAACCGATGAAACCACATGGCAGGACAACCCCGCGGGGTATCTTTGCGATTGGTGCGCCCAAGGGATGATTCCACCAAACCCAACCGATGATGCGGTGGCTCCGATAATCTGCGGAGACTGCCTATACCCAATCTCGGAAGGATGCAACTGCGCCACCCGATAATACCGCCCCGCCAACTGACCTACGCCTGCAAGGGCGTAGGTTTTTTGGTCTGTGGGTACTTGACAACCACCACGGATTGAGTATATTACGACCCACGAGGCGCTAATACCGCCCAGGAAACCGATAGGAGAGCGCACGACATGACCGATTCAGAACGACTAACCAAGATGATTGACGGCATACATGAAGCCATGGGAGACTCATACCGCGCCGGACACCGCGACGCCACCGCTGAGATACTCGGGGAAGCGATTCACGCCCTACAACTACGAGGCAACTGCGATGTAGCTATCGCTATCCTGAAAGGCATGATGGAATGATTATCATAATTATTTCCGCCCTCGCTGCCGTTGGGGGAGCGTTGCTAGAGAACGCACTACACAATTTCGAGAACCGCGAGTGATATTTAATGCCGATATGCCCGCCTCGTGTCAGGGCATGAACGGAGATATGTGGTACCCCGAAGCTATCCGCGTGAACGTCGGCTCTACGCCTTCACCACGCGCACAGGCCACCATTGACGATTCGATAACAGCACTTGCTATCTGCTCGACCTGTCCGGCACGCGAGGCGTGCCTTCAAGCCTCGATAGATAATGCCGAAGAGTACGGAATATGGGGTGGCACATTTCCTTATGAGCGCCACACCGTTTCACCATTTCGAGAGGTTACCGACCATGGATTCATATGGCAAGCAAAGATTCGCGGATTCGCAGAACAGAAAGGCTTAGTATGTCCACCAATTCCCAAGCCCACACCAGGGTACGAAAAGCCAGACGGCTCCATTTTTACCTTGCATCACTCGCAACCGTGGGGCTAGTCTGGATTAGCATGCCCTACACACCGGTCAAAGAACGCACTGCAAGCCCTAAGAGCTACGCTAAGCGCCTCTATATGCAACAAGGTGGCAACGCCTCACAGTGGGCTTGTCTAGACCGTCTGTGGACAATGGAAAGCAACTGGCGGGTCAATGCTGTAGGCGATAAGACAACACAAGGCCGAGCTATCGGTATCGCTCAGGCTCTGCCGGCGGATAAAATGGCTCAGATGGGATTAGACTACAAGTCTAACTATCAGACTCAGATTCGTTGGGGCTTGCTCTATATCAAACTGCATTGGAACAACAACGCGTGCATAGCACTACGCCACGAGGTACGAAAGGGCTGGTACTGATGGACGATTTAATCTATCCGATTATTGACCCAGCCGATGAGCTATGGAAAGATAGCGCCAACTGTGCCGGCACGGATACAGAAGCATTCTTTACCAGTGGCGATGGTAAGGGAGACGATAGAGATACCACCATGCTCCGCCGTATCTGCGGTGGTTGCACTGTTGTCAATGAATGTCTAAGCTATGCTATCAAATACAACCAGCTTGGCTGGTGGGGCAACACAACAGAGGCGGAACGCAAACGCCTCAAGAAAGGGCGGATATGACCTACGATTTCTTTGGTGAAGAATGGTACGGCTCATGCGGTGCATGTGGCACTGAGCTATTTGCGCCCACCAAGGGCGAATACCTACTACAATACTCCATACATACACACTCGGATGACTGCCTAGGAGGCTGGTAATGATAGACACCGATTATCAAACAGAGCTAGATGTATTCTGCTTATGGTGCGAGAAAGAATTTAAGGACATCATGGTATGGGTAGGCAAAGAGTATAATAGTTGGGACTGCCCTGACTGCGGAAGGCACCAACTCGATGACAACTGAGCCGATAGTATTCGTGGCCATTCTGGCCAAGCAGAAGGAGAAGATGTTACCGGCATGGCTTGACTCACTATCTAAGTGGGACTATCCCAAAGACCGGATGATTCTCTTTATTCGTAGCAACAACAACACCGACGATACCGAGCAGATACTACGCGATTGGTGCAACGAGAACGCCAAGTGGTATCGCCATGTGGTCGAAGACTACCGCGATGTAGAAGCACCAGTGCAGGACTACGGCGTACACGAATGGAATCCCACACGCTTTAAGGTACTCGGAGATATACGAGAGACGAGCATTAACGCAGCATGGCAGGCAGATGCAGACTTCTATTGGGTGGTGGATGTAGATAACTTCGTCGCGCCTCATACCCTACGCACCATGGTCAGCCACAACCTGCCGGTGGTAGCACCGCTACTGATGTGCGCTGATACTGAACAGCCTGCCTACTCTAACTACCACTTGTTAGCCAATGTGCGTGGCTACTTCCTCGATGACATGCGCTATTACCAAGTGCTCAAGCGTGAGATAACAGGACTCATCATATGTGACGTGGTTCACTGCACCTATCTCATACGCAAGGATGTCTTCGAGCATGTCCGCTATATGGATGACACCGATGACTACGAGTATGTCATCTTCAGCCGCAACCTACGCAACCTTGGCATACCGCAATACCTTGACAACACGCAGGTATATGGGTATCTTTCACTACGTGAACGCGTAAACGAATGCGTCAGACTGATGGGAAAACTTAATGGCCGCTAAACCAACTGAGTTACGAAAAATAATAGCCTTGCTCGAAGGTGAAGCGCCGGATGTAGAGACGCTAGCCAAAGAGGTATTTGCTACCATCGAGGAGATGCTGAACCATCGCCAACGCTATGTGGTATTTGTTGTCCACCCTAGCCTCAACCTCGTTCAAGCTGTTGGCCCATACGATACAGTTGAGAAGGCGAAGAAGGATTATGTTAAGCGAGTGGGAATATATGACCGACAGACACGCATCCAACTTGCTTTACTTAAACATCCGGATGTGATACAGTCTGACTAATAGATGTGGTGGCTGGTTACTAGTCCTTTCACAGCCGCCATCGCTCCCGCAAGGTAGAAGCGACAAGAATGGCCGCCGGATAAATCTCCGACGGCCTTCTTTGTTTTAGGTACTTCCCCTATACCTAAAGCTATACGCGCTTGGGATTATCGGTAGTGTAAAAGCCACTACCCTCAAAGCGCACCGGTGGTGCAGTGTAGATGCGAGTCATTATCTCACCACAGCAGACAGGATTGTCCGCCTCGGCATGGATGCTGCGCTCTATCTCTTGCTGTCCACCACAGGTGATGCAACGGTAATCATACTTAGGCACTGTCGCCACCAATCGGACAGTTGTCTACACAATTCCAGAACAACTCCATGTACGCCTTGCCTTCGACTCGGCGTATCTCTGTGTAGCATTCAGAGTCGTGCATATACTTTGTCATTCTTCACCCTTTGCAAATGGATTAGCTCCACCAAGAAAGTTATTTAACCGGCGCAATGCGCCATCCACCTTACGATGTGCGGTGGTATCGCTGACCTGTAGTACCTCAGCTATCTCACTGAAGGTTAGCCCCTCAAAGAATTTCATCTCAAGCACCAGCTTATCCTGCAGGTCTATCTTGGATAAGGCACGGCGTATATCCATCAGCTGAATAACATAGTTGCCACCCTCGGCAGGGTTACCGCCGCCGGATACCTTGGGCTTACTGCCATCGGTGGTATTAACAATAGGCGCCTTGATAGGAAAAGCTAATGGCAACATCTCCGACAGACTAATGGCGTCGTAGTATTGCTCATCGCGTATCTCATAGCCTAGCTTCTGCGCCTTAGCGCGCCGGCAATACTTATCTGCAAGGCGAGTCAGCGTCTTGCCTAGCTTACGCACACCCATCTTGTATTCATCCGACTCAAGCGGATGGTCAAGCCATTCTTTAATCTTATCCTGACGTTTAAGTGTCCACACCATCAGCTCTTGCGTCACGTCAGAGACGTCGAAATATGTATGGTAATGACGATGTACCTTGCGAGCTACTGTTAAAGCTATCTCACGCGACTCATCGAGCCAGCGTTCTGCTACCAACTCCACACCTTTTTGTCTACGGTGAATGACTTGTTGATAATCGGAACCAAGTGTGGCGTTACATTCTTACCATCCACATGCAAGATAGCAAAGCCTTGCTGCCACGTGAACAAGCCTGCTCGGATATAGCGAGCATGCTTTAAGTTCATAAGGTGACCAACTTCCAAACCCCAAACAGTTTTTCCTTTACCAGCCCAACTCTGCGTCCAATGGGTAAGTCCCATTCGGTGCGTATGTCCGCAGACAACACTAACGCCTGCTCTCTTTGCAAGTCCAAGTGCAGTTGCTCCAGCAGTAGGCTGGATGTTGCCTTCATCTCCATGGACAAGTATCCAATTAGGCGCAAGTTCGTAGGGTTGATGGTGATATGTAATTCCAAGGTCGTCAAGCTTGAGGAACTTCTCAATCTCCAACTCAGGTAAGCCGAGCAATCCTGGGGCTTTAGATTTAAGCTTGTTATACAGTCTGTCACTGTGGTTTGACCTGCTGATATGCTTGATATTAAGTGACTCAAGTAGTCGGACGGTAATATCTCGGTGCTTTCCAATGTCATACTTCCACTCTCCGCCTGATCCTTCTTCCCATCGGCTGATTTGGGGAAAGTCAATCTCATCTCCAACGCTTACTACTTCATCTGGCTTGTATGCCTTAATGAACTTGGCGAGCGCCGTGGTGGCTTGCTCGTCATGGTATGGAGCTTGCAGGTCGCTAACGACCACTATAGTTTTCACTCAGGCCAAGTCCCGTCCAACACCATTAAAGCAATGGCGCTATAGTTGAGCATATCTAGGAAGCTATCGCGTAACGATTCGTTCTTTGCGTCTTTGCCTGTATCGACAAGGTTGTTGATACGAGCGAACTTATCCCACATGCGCACACGCAGTCCGTTGAGTGGACCGCCAGGTGACTGAGAGATATTCTTAGGACCATAATCGTGGTGCTTTTTGAGAAGCAGGTTGCCAGCGCCATCGAAGATGGCCCACATGTTCACGCTAAAATCGTCTACTGGTTCTTC